GGACCTTCTTCTACATAAGGTTTATCCCAACTATCACAGTGCCAGTCATAATACTGACCTTTTTTATATATTGTAAACTGACAAGATTCTGACCAATCCCAATCAAAATTCCAACCTGCGTTTGCATTTGCCATTGCAACATACGGAGAAATTTCTTTATATATCCAAGGATCATTCATCCAAACGATATTAGAATTTCTTTTTTTATGTAGGTCTTTTACCTCATCTTTAGTAAGTGGTTGTTTATTTAAATCTCTATCTCTGCCATAACCACCTGTGATAGCCATAATCTCTCTATTCTTTTCTGCTTGACCATATTTAACAATTAAGTCACAAATCCTTGGTGGTATTACAGATTCAAAGTACCAATAGTAATTAGATATATTCATTAATATATAGGTAGATAGCTTGTATTAATATCTACCTCTCCATCTTTTTTATATAATTTTTTAATTGTTTTTTCATCGGTAACATCAAAAGCTATAGTAATTCTTTTATCATTATAAGGTTTTTTATTAACAACTTTATGGTGCCTATAAGATGGTCCTATATAAACATTTCCAATTTTATTTTTTATTGTATAATTTTTAAAAACAGTTTCAGTATTTTTAGGGTCTATAGAAATATACCCGTGAAACAATGAATCATAATGACTATGCCAATCTAATAATTCATTTTCTGAATGCATGTTTAACCAACATTGCATCCATAAAGGTTTTTTAGTATTTGAATATTTTTTAATAATTTTAAATATATCTTGGAACATTTTATGATAATATGTAGATCCAACTAATAAACCTATACAATTATAATATCTATAAAAACCTGTAGAGGATTTATCACCATAATTAAATTTAAAACGTTTATGAGCTAAATATGCATATTCTTTAAAGTGTTTTAAATTTTTCTTAACATAAGAAAGATTAGTCACCATATGTTTTTTATTAGATATATTCATAGTTAATTGTCAAAATTATATTTAAGCCATTAGAAGTATTAGGTGAAAAAGAATACTTATTAGTAGCTGGAAACATTATAAATTCATTATTCTTTATAGGTAGGTGCCAAGTTCTATTTTTTCTTCTGTTATCATCATATTCAATAATACATTCTGAAGAACCTTCTTTAACATCAACACCATAAATAAGAGTGTAGTCTGGTGAGTTTCTTAAATCAACAGGTTCAACTTGATGTCTTGTCCAAGACTTTTCTTTAGGATGCATAACATTGCCGTGCATCGTTTTAGCCACTAAAGTTCTACCGTGTTCAACTCCCCAATGATCTCTAATGTAATCTTGTAGCCATTGTAAAGGTTGAGAAAAAGGCACAACATAATCATCAAAAGCATAAGACCGTGGATTAGTGTTATCCCTATTTTTTTTTATGTAAGACTCTATAATATCGTTTCTTATTTTATCTCGGTCAATCTCAAAGCCTTTAGGCATAGAAACTTCACCTGTATATAAGTCTATTTCAGATAGTACTTTCTTTTGCATACCTATCTAGTATGTAATTTACTCCAATAATAATGTCAAGTTGATTATCTAGCGACTTTATCCCAAGCACCCGTAGACTCGTTCCACTCATACACATGAGTGCTAACTTCTTCTTCAGATAACGCTGGTGCGTCACCTATTGGTGATTGCCATCTTGCTTCTGCCACATTTAGAACCCAACTAGCGTAAGGTTTTTTATGTACGAAAAGATCATTATCTTCATCATAAGTCATACCTATACCTGCGTAGTTACCTCTAAAAGGTGTTCCGCCATTTTTGTGTTGTCCGCCCATTGTATTGTAAGATGTTCTTTTCCATAAAGGCCAGTGATGGATGTTTTCCAAAAACTGTCTTCCTACTTCTTCATCTTCGATACCATCAGCATTTTGACAATCTTTATCAGCTACAACGTGTACCGCTATAACTTTATTGTTTGCTCCTAGTTTTGCATAATGTGCCATAATGTTTCTCCTTATATTGTATTTTTTAACTTATGTAAATTCATTAATTTTGAAATTTATATCTTATTATTACTATACCTGAACCTCCTGCACCGCCAAATTGTGGGTCAGGATATGCTCCTCCACCGCCTCCACCAGTATTTACAGTTCCTGCTGTTCCTGTTGATCCATTTGATCCTGCTCCACCACCACCAGTTCCACCAGAACCACCAGAACCACCTGAACCTGATGCACCACCCCCACCACCAGCTCTAGCTGTTGGTGTTCCATTAATTGAACTTGTTGCTCCTGCTCCACCTACACCACCTGATGAACCACTATTATTACCACCAGCTGCTGTTGCTCCTCCGCCACCACCTGATGAATTGACTGGTGCTGGACTTCCTGGTGCTCCATCACCATTTCCACCTGGATTTCCTTGTGGAGGACTAACTGGGGGAGTATTTCCTGCTCCACCAACACCTGCTGGAGTTGAACTGGCAGTTCCATAAGAACCACCACCGCCTGAACCTCCTGCTGTTCCTGCTCCACTATTTTGACCTCCGTAAGGAGATGTTGGTTCTTTTGCTCCACCTCCACCACCTGCTGAAGTAATTGAATCAAAAATTGAATTTGATCCTGCAAGACCGATTGAACCTTGTGGTGCATTAGGTGATGGTGCTCCTTGACCAAAACCACCAGCTCCACCAGCACCAACTGTTATTGGATATGAACCTGCTGTTAAAGTTAAACCTGTACCTGCGTCTAAAGGAGAATCAGTATATGGATCAGAAGAACATTTGCCTTCTCTAAAGCCTCCTGCTCCTCCACCTCCACCATGATCACCACCACCGCCACCACCACCTGCAACTACCACATAAGAAACTTTATCTGATCCTGCTGGTAATCCTCCTGCAGTAACATTAAGAGTACCGCTCGATGTAAAAGTATGAATTTTATAATCTCCTGAAGTTGTTTCTGTTCCACCTGTTGCGGTCACATAGTTTGGTTGTCCAGTTACGTTTGCAGTTGAGTCAGTAACTGTTTTCCATCCTCTTGTTCCATCAACATAAACTAAAGTTACAGATTGACCAGTAGTTGATAATTCTGAATCAAAACATCCACCATTAATTTTTGAACCATTTCTACCTATTGTAACTGACTTACAAGCTGCACCCCATGTATTAGCATAATCAGCTATAGCAATAATATCACCAGCGCTTGGTGAACTTGGAAGTGTAACTGTAACTGCTCCACCTGTTGTATTAACAAAAAATCCATCACCGCTAGTTGCAGTAAATGGGGATGTTTTAGCTGTTGTACACCAATCAACAGTTCCTGTTCTTCCGAAACCTGTTTGTGTTGCACCACACGCTAAAGTTACTGCTGTGCCAGGACCACCTAATGTAAGCGTGCCTCCCGATCTTTTTTCTATTTTATTTACTTTAATTGTACTCATTATTGAAACCTATACCTTATCATTACTATTCCTGAACCACCAGCTGCTCCTGATCCAGTTGGATTTGCTCCACCGCCACCACCAGTATTAACTGTACCAGCAGCACCGTTTCCACCGCCACCACCACCAATAGGTCCGTTTACAGAAGACCCTGGTCCTGGTGATCCTGATCCACCACCTGCAAAATATCTTGTTGATGAAACTGGTCCTGGTGTTCCATAACTTGGAGCTGTTGGACCAATAAATGGATTAGCAATATAAGCGCCAACTCCTCCTGCGCCATAATCTGGAGAAGAAGTATCACCATCTATTCCTGCTCCACCTGCTCCTCCACCACCACTTCCTCTAAAGCTTCCAGAACTTGCTCCGCCGTCTCCACCATCTTGACCTTGAGGGGGTGCGGTTGGAGGTGTATTTCCTGTTCCACCGCTAACTGCATTTCTTCCACCACCACCTGATGCACCAGGTCTGTTACACATATTACAGTGTCCACCGCCTGCTCCACCTTTTGCTGATGTTACTGAAGAAAAAATTGAATCATTACCTCTAGAACCTTCATCTGGACTACCAGAAGGAGCACCTGCTCCTCCACCTCCAACAGTTATTGGATAACCCGTTGATGCTGTTACTGTAATTGATACGTTTGGACTTGCTCCTGAATTATTTATAGGATTATTTGAGCCTGGTGCTGTTGAAAAAAATCTCATACCACCAGCTCCACCACCGCCTGAACCTCTTGGCGGACCATAATTATTTGATCCTCCACCACCTGCTCCTCCAACCACCATATAGTCTACTACGTTGAGAGGGCCTGAACTAGCAATAGAATTTACTGTAAATGTTCCGTCTGCTGTAAAAATATGTGTTTTAAAATTACCACAAGTTACTGTTGCATTTCCACCGCTAGCACAAACAAATTGTTCTCCAATATAACCCGTGCCTTCTTCAATAGATTTCCAACCTTGTGTGCCGTCTACATAAACTAAAGTTAAACTTTCATTAGCTGTATCTCTTACAGAGTCTGCACAAGATCCGTCTAATTTAGAACCATTTCTACCAATTGTTAAAGCTTTACAAGCAGCACAAAAAGTTCCTGCATAATCTTTTATACCAACAATATCGCCTGCTGAAGGGGAAGCTGGTAGTGTAATTGTTACAGCTCCACCGCTTGTGTTTATAAAATAACCCTTACCACTTTCAGAAGTAAACGGACTTGTTTTTGCTGTC